TGTATTGTGCATGCACTTGGGGAAAATGTCCGAAATGCAATGGTCGTGTATACCCTATGAGACAAATAAAAGATTGGTTAAAGGAAGCGAGGAAAAAGGCATGACTGATCGAGAAAAGAAGATTGCGGAGATAAGGGATTGGGCCGAATATCGCAAAAAATACAGCGAAGGAGCAAGGCATATTCTATTCCTCCTCTCCGAACTGGAACGATATGAAGGTATGTATCAAAGAGCAGAAGATCAATTGCAAAGCGAAATAAAAACTTCTGCATATCTCCGTAACGAACTCGACCGTGAACGTGAGGCAAACCGCAAGCTGCGGGAGGAACGGGACAAGTTGATCGAGGGATTGGACAGCTATATCAAAGAACTGGATCGGCGTTTTCAAAAAGCGCATCAAAATTATGACATCGACTGTGACCATCATCAGCTTGGCATGTCGGAAGCATACGAAGTCGCCGAAAGGCGTTTGCGCGACATCCTCAAAGAAATCGGGGTGAAAGTGGAATGAGTATTCCTGAAGCAATCGTCGCCTCCGTTTGGTTCATTGTTATGGGCATTATATCTCTGGCCCTTCTTGGCGTTTTTGATCGAAAGGGGTGACGGTGGATGACTGACCGGATAATGGAAGAAATACGGAAGGCGTTGGATGCGGCTACGCCGGGGCCTTGGGAAGTAACGAACCTCGGTGACGTCCACATCACGAAAGACTATCGAATGGTCGACGGCAGGCACATTGCAATGTGGATCGCAGACATGTGTGTTGATCGGGAAAACGAAGATCAAATACTTGCTGATGCCCACCTTATCGCAAACGCCCCCGAATGGCTCCGCTGGCAACAAGGGGAGATAGACAGACTACAAGAGAAAGTGGACAGCTTGTTGGAAGAAAAAGAAGGATGGCAAGTCGTTGCAGACCGAGGCTGGCATGAAGCAGGGGAGGAAGTCAAAAAGCGCGAGGAATTGGAATTCCAACTCCAACAACTCCGTAAAGAACTGGAACAGGTGAAGAAAGAACGGGACGACTACCGGCAAGAAGCGATGAACGAACGCGAACTGTCGGAGGATATTGTAGCCGAACGGGAGCGGCTGTATCTGGAACTAGCAGAAAAGGGCAAGGTGTTGGAATGGTACGCGGATGAAGATACTCACGAGATTAAGCGCCGCGTGCTGGGCGACTTTGCGCCAATCAGTTTGGACAAAGGCCAACGCGCCCGCGACATCCTCGCCAAGTACAAAGGAGGAAGAAACGTCTAATGCAAACTGAAATCAAGTATTTGCCGAAAGAAGGCATTGATCCGCAGATGGCATTCCGGCATATAAAAGCCTGCCTCGGTGACTGGGGGCCGAAGCATGAACATAAATTCGCCGGCTGCGCTTATCTTTTGAGCTTATGGTTTGATGACGTCGAATGGGAGAGAGCGAGAAAATAAAAACCCCTTCCCCCAGTACACCATTGGCATCGGTCCGGGGGAAAGGGAACAAACATTCCTGTCTATGATTATATCAAAAAGATAATAAAAAGACAGGGGTGCGGGTGATGCTTGCAATGCAATTGTTTTTTTTCAAGCAGAAGACGGCATACGAGATTAAAAAGACAAAATCGCTGCTGGCCGGGTACAGGCGCATGAAGGCGGTCGTAAACGAGTTTGAACGCATCGGGATAGAGAACCTTGCGCCCAAGCAAAGCAAGATGTACAATGCGTATTTGAATGCGACACAGAGCATCGAGAGGGCGGTCCGGTTGATATTGGATGACGAGGTGCGCCGGATCGTCGAGATGCGGTACATCAAAGGCGAACGCCATAAGGTAACGGTGCTTTACTTTAGCACCATGCACGCCGCTACGGTCGCCCGAAAGCTGAATGAGGGCATCGAGTCCGTCGCGAACTCGCTGAAGCTTCTCGAAGGCTAAAAAAATGCGAGTAAATTGCGACTAACGCGCGTCAAAAGCGCGAGTTAAACAGGGGTACAGTTGTATCACATAGAGCTTAATGCTCGGGTGATGCCGCTGTACCCCTTATCGTTTGCGGTACCCGACCATGCGGTGGGTGAGCCGAAATCGGCTGGGCCTTAGGCGCGAGTCGCCGAGCGTGTGGAGATGGGGCGGGGTTCGAGACCCCATGAAGGGCTTTGTCCCTTCTTTTCTGCGCCGGACTGGAACGATCCGACGTGGTAAAGAGGGTGCAAATCCTCTATGTGCGCCGACCGGACCGGCGCGCAGCATATTGCGATGCCGTAGGACGCCCGGCTAAAGATGCGTTCGGCGCGTAGGCTCCCGCGTCTTTCAAATGGTGAGCCGACCGTCGCCGCGGGGTGCAGGGAGGGCCCCATTTGATGACTGCGTGCGACGTCTTACAGGCCATTGTTCCTCTAAGGGCGCGGAATGATGGCTTTTTTCTTTTGTATTATCCTCATTTTTCGGCCGCGCTGCGAGGTGCCTGCCTCACCTCCCTCCGCCGTGATCGGGACGGTGCAGCGTGGCCCCCGAACTATGGAGTTGATATATAAATGCAGAAAGTCAAAGTTCCTCCGCCAGTTCTGCAGCCAGAAAAGTGCCGCAAATGCATATGGGGACGCTGGCAGGATACGAAGCAATTTTGTGGCCGTGTAACGTGCATCAAAGAAAAACAAAAAGAGCCGGGGATGCTTTCCCGCGGCTCCTCTTGACCGGTGCTTCCGGACTGATCCTATCATATCATACATTGGCGAATTATGGGAGATGGTGTATGATGTGATGGGAGGTGATAGCGTGTTAGATAAATTGCTAGAAGAAGCTAAAAGTATCAAACCGGCAGGGGAAGATTATGGAATTCCTTATTACGGTGGCGTAGAGTATGAAAAGTGGGTTTCAAAAGGCATTATTTTCATCGAAGAAGCCTACGGTGACAAGGAAATTGGAAAAAGATTCTTGCGTGCAAGTGAAAACTCATCTCGAAAAGAATCATTTGAAACAATGCTTGGTATTTTGCAAAGTTTGAAAGAGTTTGAATAAGCACGTACATCGGAGCACCTTCGGGTGCTTTTTCTATTGAGGTGGTGAATGATGAACTTCGTCCAGCCGATCCGGGACACACGAAAGCTTCAGGCGATCAAAGATTACCTGAAGATGAAAAATGAGCGTGACTATGTGCTGCTCATGGTCGGGATCAACACCGGGCTTCGGATTTCGGACATCCTTCCGCTGCGGGTCATCGATGTTAAAGGGACCCACATCGGCATCCGTGAGAAAAAGACTGGCAAGTATAAATTGGTCAAAATCAACCGAGCACTTCGCGAAGCGCTGGACCATTACATTCAAGGCAAGGGTGACTATGAATATTTATTCCGTTCTCGGAATAAGAAACGCAAAACCGGCCGAATTGATGAGCCGATCACGGCCAGCATGGCTTACAAAATGCTGAGCAGCGTGGCGCGGCGGTTTGGGCTTAAGGAGATCGGAACGCACTCGATGAGGAAAACGTTCGGGTATCATTTTTATCAGCGCGAAAAGGACATTTCGTTACTAATGGAACTGTTCAATCATAGCGAAGAATCGATCACTTTGCGGTATTTGGGCATCAAACAGGACACCCTGGACGATGCTTTGGACCGCCATGCGCTGTGATAAATTCTCTTTAATCGGGCATACAAGGAATTCATTTTCGTATGAATCGGAGGAAGCTTTGAACGAACAAGAAAAAGTCCGAAAATATGAATTCCATACAATATAGAGTGAAAAGAATTTAAAAGTTACTTTGTGGGAGAAATAACAAATCGAAACATGGAACAAATTTGAAAGGTGCAATAATCGAATGGTAACGCTGCGTTACCAAATAGCTCGGAGCGTTCTTACAAACTCAAATAGATAGTTCTTATGGGTACAAAGGAATATTCTCCCGGATGTCGAATTTTGATTGCTGGGAGGAGATACAATGATATATACAGGAAAAAATCGTAATTTAAAAATTGAACCATATGAACCTTGCCCGTGTCACCCGGAAAATAAATTCAAGTTTTGCTGTTATCAAAAGGCAAAAACGGAGTCACCAAAAAGACTCGTCGATTCAAATTATTCAGATGGTAGAGTGAACCATATGGTAAGAAAAATGTGGGAAGATACAGACTTTCACTCTTGCTTTGGATTTAACAGTAGAGAGTGCTCAGGTCCTATTAAAAATGCCCATACAATTCAGAACAATAGAATTTTAAACAGAATCAGCGTTGATAATCATGTATATAGATTTACACCAACAGTTAATAAGAGAGGAGTGGTTCCGAACTTAGAGAAAATAAGTAAAAATAAAGCGAGTACATTTTTTGGCTTTTGTGATTATCACGATACCGAGATGTTTAAACCAATTGAGCGAAAAGACTATGTTGGTGAAGATATTCAAAACTTTTTATTTTCTTTTAGATCCATCGCGTTTGAATATCAGAAAAAAATAAGACTACTGAGAAATATTAAAAATTTGTTTGAATTACAGCCTAGTGCAATGCTTATGCACGATTTTGTGTATCTATACAGAGTTGCTCAAAGTGATGTGAAAGATTATGAGCACATGTATGAAAGGCTTAAACAAAGTTATCTAGCAAATCAATTTAACTGTTTCAAGACAATTTTTAGGCAATTAAATTATGAAATTTCATTTGCTACGTGTGCTACATTTACAGTAGAATATGATCTTTTCGGCAATAAAATTAACGATATTTACAATATTGGTGATGTTAAGGTTGCGTCGATTCATTTGAATATATATCCTGTTGAAGGGAAAAGTAACATCATTATCACTCATCATATTAATGATGATGATATTTACAGTGGTTATTTTGATCAACTAAATGCTTTGGATGAAGAAACATTAACTCGTTACTTAAATTATATAATAATTTACAGTACTGAAAATGTATTTTTTAGTCCAACTTTCATTGAATCTTTGTCACCTACACAAAAAGAGTCACTAGAAAGTAGCTTTATTTCATCAATTAATGTCTTAAAGGCAATTGAGTTATTGGAAAAAGATAATTATTTTAAGTTTAACTTATTTGAAAAGAGGCGCTGAATATTGCGCGCCTTTTTTTTGTTTGGACATCTAAACTGGAGGTGGGGTGGATGTAGTGGCGAGAAAGCGCAGCACAAACCGCTCGGCGGCGCTCAAGCTTTGGCTTAAAAGCGGACGCGAGAAGAAGTTGACGGAGATCGCCGAAGAACTCGGCATTTCGCCCGCGCTGGTCCGTAAATGGAAGTTCCAGGACAAATGGGACGAGATCCCATTGAAACGCCCGCGTGGGGCGCCGAAGGGCAATAAGAACGCCGTCGGAAATAAGGGCGGGGGCGCTCCACCGGGCAACACGAACGCCATGAAACACGGGCTTTACCGAAAGCTTATGCCAGACGATCCCGAGTTCCAGGAGCTTCTTGAAGTGGCGCAGGAGCTTGACCCGCTCGACATCCTCTGGCAGGGCGTGACGGTCGCCTATGCAAAGATGATGTGGGCGCAGCGGATCATGTTTGTTCGGGCTAAGGACGACATGACGAAGGTTCTAAAGCGCGAGAAGTTCATGCCCGGCAAGTTTGGCGACGGAACAGAAGAAGAATACGAACTTCAATTCGCTTGGGACAAGCAGGCAACCGACATTAAGGCGTTTGCAGCGATCAACCGCGAACTTCGGTCCGCGATCAAACAGTTCCTCGCCGCGGCTCCCGAGAACGACGAGCGCCGGGCCAAGCTGGAAATTATGCAGGCACAGGCCGAGAAGGTCAAGGCGGAAGCCAAAAAAGCGCAAATTGAAGCCAGGGATGCGGCTGGCGAGAGCGGCAACGACGCACACGAGCAAGGCAAGTCTTACGAGGCGGCGCTTAACGCTCAAGCCGCGGATGTGTTTGCAGACGAGGTGACCGACGATGGCGAAGAAGCGTAAACGCACAACCTCGTTCAAGTTCCAGCCGTTCAGCCGCAAGCAAAAACAGCTTCTGTCTTGGTGGACGGACGCGAGCCCGTACAAGGATTATGATATGGTGATCGCCGAGGGAGCGATCCGTTCGGGAAAAACGATCGCCTGCATCGACTCGTTTATCACCTGGTCGCTGGCAAAGCACCGCAATCAAAACTTCATTGTTGCCGGCCGGTCGATGGGTGCGCTCAAGCGCAACGTGCTCGAGCCCATGTTTCAGATTCTCACGGCCAAGGGCATCGACTACCATTACCATCGATCCGAAAACCCGCACATCATCATCGGCACGAACACCTATTACTTGTTCGGCGCCAGCAACGAAGCCAGCCAAGACGTGCTGCAGGGTTTGACGGCGGCCGGCGCATATCTGGATGAGGTTGCGCTTTTTCCGAGGTCGTTTGTCGACCAGGCGATTGGCCGGTGCTCAGCTGAAACGGATGGCTACGGCGCGAAGCTGTTCTTTAACTGTAACCCGGGTGGGCCGTATCACTGGTTCAAGCTGGACTTCATCGACAAGGCGAAGGAAAAGAAGATTCTCGTCCTTCACTTCACCATGGACGACAACCTGAGCCTGTCCGAGAAGGTGAAGGAACGGTTCCGGCGCATGTTCTCCGGGGTATTCTTCAAACGCTACATTCTCGGGCTGTGGGTAATGGCCGAGGGCGTCATTTACGATATGTTCGACGACGCCCGGCATAAGGTTCCGACGATCGATCGCGACTACATCGAATACTACATCAGTTGCGACTATGGCACGCAGAACCCGATGACGTTCGGGCTGTGGGGCAAGAGCGGCGGTGTTTGGTACAAGGTCAAGGAGTACCATTACGACGGCCGGAAGGAAGGCAAACAGAAGACCGACGAGGAATATTACGCCGATCTTGAAGCGTTCGCTGGAAAAGAATATATCCGAGCCGTGATTGTCGACCCTTCGGCAGCATCGTTTATTGCGACCATTGAAAAGCATGGTCGCTTTTTTGTTGAGCCCGCAAAAAACGATGTGCTTGACGGCATTCGAAACGTGGCGACGGCGCTCAGCAAAGGCTGGATCAAATACAACGACTGCTGTGTCGAGACGTTCCGGGAGTTCTCCAGTTACATTTGGGACGAAAAAGCGGCTAAACGCGGCGAGGACAAGCCTTTGAAACAGAATGATCACCAACTAGACGCGGACCGTTATTTCGTGAACACGATCTTGTTCCGCGGCGAGTTGCAGTACACCAACCAGCGCCCTGCAGGCTGGTAAGAAAGGAGAGATACGCTTGACCATCGTCTACACCAAACAACGTTTCCCGCCGCCTCCATTCGATCAGGAAGTGGCGCTGATGCAATATTACCGCGCCCTGTACGAAGGCGATCACGCCGAGATTTTCCCGCGCGCGGGCAAGGTGTCGAAGGACATCGTGTTCGTCAATAAGCGCGTCGGCGTTAAGACGTGGAAACTGGAAAAGCAGGTCGTCGACGTCAATCGCTTGTACGTAGTCGTCAACTTTTGCAGCCTCGTCGCCGAGATTCCGGCCGACCTTATTAACCGGGCGCTCGGCAACATTTCAGCCGACGCCGAGGAAGGCCCGGAGCTCGAATTTGTGTCCAATGTCGTCGCCGCCAGCAAGCCGAACGAGAAAATATGGGCCGCCGTCACGCAGCACCAGGTGGACGGCCTGATCGGTTACCGGGTGCGCCGCGATGCTAAGGGCAAGGTATGGTTCGAGTGGATGCTTGGCGATCGATACTTCCCGCATGAGGACGGCAAGGGCGCGGATATCGCGTGGATCGAGACGTGGAAGGATAAAAACGGGCAGCCCGAATCATACCTTCGCGTTGAGCGGCAGCAGTTGGTCGATGACGGCCTGTCGGTTCAGCAGCTGGTCTACAAAATGGATGATGGTGCGGTCGGTGACGAGGTTGACAAGGCCGCATATGCCGAAAGATTCAGCGTCGAGATTCCCGACGACGTGCTGCTGCCCGGCGTGACCGAACTTCTTTGCGGCGCCATTACCAACGACGAAACGCTGCTGCATCCGCGCGGACGATCGGCTCTACGTAACATCGACGGCATCCAAGAGGAAATCAACTGGACGATCACGCGGGACAGCATCGTCTTCGAAAAGCACGGCAAGCCGAAATTAGCGATTCCGAAAATGCTGTGGGAAACTGTTGCGCAAAACAACCTGCGTGATTACGGCTCCCGCTTTGTCCGTAACGCCGACCTCGAGGTTGTAAGCTATGACGAAAACAAGGGAGCAATTCCGCAGTACATCACCTGGGACGCCAAGACGCAGCAGAGCTTCGAACATGTCACACGGCTCATCAAGTACATGCTGGCGATCAGCAAGACTTCGCCGCAGGCGGCCGGGCTTGAAGATGGCAGGGGCGACTCCGGCGTCGCGCTCCTTTACCTCTGGATTCAAAGCGTCATCAAGGCAGAGGCGATCAAGGACAAGTTCGATGCCGGGATCAAGGACGCCATTCGCAAATGCATGATCCTTGAAAATGCGCTTGGCGGTGCAAGTCTAAACGTCGCGAATCCGGTCATCGAGTGGGGCAATATGCTGCCGAAGGCAGACAGCGAGAAGGACACCGAAGAGATCGCGAAATACGAGGGCGGCGTGCAGTCGCTTGAAACGACCGTCCGCAGAATGCATCCGGACTGGTCGGAAGAGGCGATCGAGGCGGAAATCCAGAAAATCCAGGACGAGAAGGCGGCGGATACGCTCAACCCGACCTATACGCAACCGCCCCGGGTGATGGTGTGAGATGGCGACGGCTGAACAAGTTATCGCGTTGTATGCGCGGGCAGACGAACGGCTGCGGGCGTTGGTTCAATCGCTCGAAGAAGGCAGCGTAAGCCGCCGGCGGAAAGAGGAACTGCTGCGGCAGATCGAAGCGATCATTGCCGAATTGACCGGACAGGCCGGCCAGCAGATGGCATCCTTGATCGGCGACGAATACCGCTCCGGGGCCGCGGCGGCCGTTGAGCAGATGGTTACCGCGGGGCTCGCGGCCGATGCCATCGACGATACGCTTAAGCCGCTGATTCACCAGCATGCGGCGCAGGCGATCATGGACGAGGCGTTTTACTCTATCCTTGAAGCGTCTGACCACATGAGCGCGGATGCGAAGCGCCGCATTGAGGATGCGGTCCGAATCGCAAACGAGCGGTCACTCCTGGAAGGCGTTAGCCGTCGGCAGGCGACCCGGGACGCTGTCGCTCAACTCAACCAGCAGGGCATTACCGGCATGATCGCAAAAAACGGCGCGCGGATCCCGGCGGACAAGTACATGGCCGGCGTCGTCCATTACCACCAGCGCAAGGCTCATGTAACCGGCGCCGAAAACATGATCACGCAAAACGGCATCGACCTGGTTTACGTGAACTACGTCGGCATCACCTGTGAATTGTGCGCCAAGCATCAGGGCCGAGTGTACAGCATCAGCGGGCGTGACCCGCGGTTCCCGAAACTTGAAGTCCGGCCGCCGTACCATTCGCACTGCGTGCATTCGATCAGCGCGTGGATCGAGGAATACACGCCGGCGGACGAGGTTGAACGTATGATTCAGCAGTCGAACCGGCCGTTCGTCGACAACCGGACGGAGGCGAACATCCGTCGGTACGAGCGCATCCAGCGGGAAAAGTCGCGCAAGAACGAGACGCGCAAGCAGTGGATCAGGTACAAGGCTGTGCTGCCTAACGATACGCCGAGTCTCAAGCAATTTGCCAGCATGAAGGCGCGGAACACGAAGTCGTACCGGGAGCTGCAGGAAGCTTACCGGCAGGTTAATGCTAAGTTGATGTCCGAATGAAGGTCGCTCAAATGAGCGTCTTTTTTATTTCCGTCCTAACCGTTGTAAGACGTAAAACTGCGATCGAGGACAGTCCACCCGGACTTTAAACAGGAGGTCATTATGTTTGAAACGATCGCAAGACCCTATACGCTCCGAATGAATCTGCAGCTGTTCGCCGGTGACGGGGGTGGCTCCGGAGGCTCCGGTGGTTCCGGTGGCGGCGAAGGCGGAGAGGGGGGCAATGGCGGGGGCGCTGGCGGCGGAGACGAGAAGAAGTTTACCCAGGCCGAGCTTGACGCAGCCATTCAGTCGCGGCTCTCGCGGGCCGAGAAGGCCGCACAGAAGGCGTTGGCGAAGGAGTTGGGTTACGACTCGGTCGAAGCGCTCCAAGCGGCGCTGAAGAAGCCAGAAGGCGGCTCTAAGGGCAAAGAGGGCGATGACAAAAAGACCGAGCCGGTCGACATCGAAAAAATGCTGGACGAGCGCCTGAAAGAACGTGAGAAGGAGCAGAACGAAAAAACGTTCAAGCGCCTGCTCACCGCCGAGGTAAAGGTTTTGGCGAATGAACTCGGGTTCGCCGACTGGGAGGATGCGCTCAAGCTAGCCGATCTGTCGAAGTGTAAGGAGAACGACAAAGGCGAGATTGAGGGCGTGAAAGAAGCGCTGGAAGACTTGGTGAAGAAAAAGCCGCACTTGCTCAAGCAGAAGCCGGGCGGCGGAAAATTCGGCGCCGATGTCCGCAACTCCCCGGACGAGAAGAAGAAGGCAAATGAACGGTTGATCGAACTCGCAAAGAACCGCGGTGTCGTCGCCAAAGTCGAAAACGACCCGTGGGCAAGAAAATAACGGAGGTGCATGAAGGATGCGACTGCAACCGAAAAGTCTGTTCGAAGTCCAAGACGACTATGAGATTCTGGCTTCCCTCGAAGTTGTCCGCGAAGTGACAAACGGCATCACGATCGATTCGTCGGCCATTACGGCCGATAGCAACGGTGACAAGATCATCAAGAAGGGCATGCCGATGGCAAAACTGACCGCAAGCGGCAAGTATGTGCCGTACAACCCGGCCGGCAATGACGGCAGCGAAAACCCGTCGTTCATCTTGAAGCGTACTGTCAACGTCAAGGACGGCGACCATGTTGTCGGTGCCTACGAGGTGGCTAAGGTGATCGCGGCCCGGATTCCGGTCACCGTGGACGACACGCTGCGTCAGAAGATGCCGCATATCGTCTTTGCCTGATTCTCAAACAGAAAGGACTGATACGAGAATGAGCAAATTTTTGCTTAAAATGAACCTGCAGACGTTTGCAGAGACGCCGGAAATCTCTCAACTCGAAGAAGCGCTGTCGGGCGAAGAGTTGCTCGTCTACGCCCGTAATCTCTCGATCCCGAACGACTATTGGCATGAAATCTTTTTCCCGCCGGAGCAGACGGAAGAACTGACGGTGGACGTCATCAAGTCGATGAGCCGGCTTCCGGTTATGGCTCAAATCGCCGAGCTCGGCACGGAGACGCGGTATGGTTCGCGCGAAGGCGTCAGCGGTCAACGGGTGGAAATCCCGAAAATCCAGCGTGGCCGCTGGATGGACGAAAAGCTGATCCGCTTGCTCCTGATCGCATCGCAAAATACGGGCCTGCGCCGGCAGGAAGTGGCGCAAATCGTTCGGGAACAATTGAACGATGCACAATACTGCGTGGATGCAATCCGCGCCCGCAAGGAATGGGTTGCTATGCAGGCTGTTACACTTGGTGCGGTCAATTACGTCGAAGGCGACGTTCGTGTCCAGGTCGACTGGGGTTACACGCCGGAACAAAAACCAGTTCTGACCGGGACGGACCGCTGGAGCGATACGGAGAACTCCAAACCGCTTCAAGACATCCAAAACTGGTGGAATTACCAGGCTGACCGCGGCGTGCGTCTGACGCGCGCGTTTACGAGCCGTCAGGTGCTTTCGTACCTGCTGCAAAACCTGTCGCTGCGTCGGCACTACTTCGGTAATCCGAGCGGTAACGCTGAACCTCCGCAACTCAATCAAGCGCAGCTTGACGCTGTGTTTGATTCCCTTGGACTGCCGAGAATCGCCACCTACGACACGCAGGCCCGCGTCGAGCTGGATGCGCTGTCGAATGGCAAACTCCAATTCCAGACGGTCCGCATGGCGCCGCAGGATCGGTTCGTGATGCTGCCGGACGGCCCGCTGGGCAACTACCTGTGGGCAACGTCCACGGAAGAACTGGTCGACGGCATCGAAGCCGAGCAGACCGGTGACATGGGCATCTACGTGTTCCGCGATCTCGTGTCGAAGCATCCGTTGCGGATCCGTACGGTCGGCGTCAACCTCGCATTCCCGGTCTTCCCGTATGCCGATTCCGTCATTTCGGCAACGGTCATTTAATCGGAGCGCCTTCGGGCGCTCTTTCTTTTTGAAAGGGTGATGAAGATGAGCGTAAAGGTCAAAGTGACGGGAGTTGTCAAATATGCCGGCCGATGGCGGTATCCGGGGGACGTCCTCGAAGACGTGCGCGACGAGATCGCTCAGCAATTGGTCGAGCAGGATGTGGGCGAGATCGTTTCCGAGGAAGAAACAAAGGCCAAACCAGCCTCCAAAAACGCCAAATCGTCGGAAGGCGACAAGTAGGTGACCGGCCATGGACCGCCAAGAAGTAGCGGACTGGATCGCGGCCAACCTGCTCGATACCGATGCCTGGGACCGGGCGAGCGAGCAAAAGCAGGCTGTCGCCGTCGTGCAGGCCGAACGAAACCTTGCGCGCTGGTACCCGGACAAATCCCCCTTCCCGGTCGAAGTCGTCGCTCTACAGGCCGTCTGGGAGCTTCAGGGCGTCGATCCAGCCTTGAAGTATCAGAAGCACAACGTCAAGACTATTTCGGACAATGGTGAGTCGGTCACGTACAAAGACGGAGAGCGGCCTGCTGTCGCTCCTGATGTGCGGGAGATGCTCGGGCCTACCGCTGACGAGTTGGCCGAACAAGAGGCCGAGGAAGCCGCACAGCGGCAGTATGGCGGGGTGCTGATATGAGCCTGTTCGGCTATCCAGCAAAAGTCGTGCATTACCATTCTGAAACGGATGAATGGGGCCGGCCGTTGCCGCCGACTGCTACCGAGAAGTCGGCCAAGGTGGAAGAAGAGCAGCGCCTGATCCGAAACGCACGCGGCGAGGAAGTCCAGATCGCTTATACCATCCATCTGGAAGGGCCGAACGCTGTCGGATTCGATGATTACTTCGAGTATGTGAATGCGCTCGGGGTGACCATTCGCTGCGACGTGGCGCATATCGAAGTTCGGAAGTTTATCGGGACCGACGACGTGAAGAAGGTGATCGTCTATGGCCGACCGCAAAATATTTAGCTTTGGGCTTGAGGGCATCGGGGCGATGACGGCCGCGCTGGACAAGATTGGCGACGACCTCGATCGGCGGTTGGATGAAGTGTTGACGAAGCTTGCACTGAAGGTGGCGCACGACGCTAAACGCTTGGCTCCGATAGACTCAGGGGACCTGGAAGCGGCGATCAACGTCGGCGAAGTGAAGAAGCTTATCGGCATGTCCTACATCGATATCGGGACTAGCCCGGAAGTGGACTCCTACGCCGTTGTCCAGCATGAAGGATTCCGGAAGACAGCAAGCGGCGCAATCGTCGAACTGAAACCGGGCGAAAAAACGCTCAGCAAGGGGTCGTACAACGGGTACATTCCGGGCAAAAAGTTCCTCGAAAACGCCTTGAAGATGAACGAAAAGCTCATCTTAGAGGAATTGTCGAAGGTCTTGAAGGGGTGACGCGATGTTTGCGAGCGATCTGATTCAATATCTGACAACCGCCGGCTATACCGTCTACCCGGACCCAAACTTTATCCCGGCCGATTTGCCGGAAGCGAAACTGCCCTGCCTCTTAGTCTTTGGGACCGGCGGCTATGCTCCGCATGAATACGTCCCGACCGAACGTCCGACGTACCAGGTGATCGTTAAGGGCAAGTCGTACAAGGCTAATCCAGCCAACATGGCGGCTGCAGAGGCACTGGCGAAGGGGCTTATTAAGCACCTGCACCGGCGTGTGAATTTTATGGTCGGTAGCTCGAGTGTGTTTTCGTGTTTAGCGCTTCAATCCAGCCCGATTTATCTCGGTCTCGACGACAAAGATAGACCAATGTACTCTACCAATTTTGTGTTTTATACAAGGGAGGCATGATCCATGAGTGATGTAGACAAGATTTTTGCTGGGCCCGGTATTTTCGAATGGGGCATCGACGATCAGGGTGAGTTGGAGGAAGATGGCATCATTTTCGACCTGACGCAAGGCGGCATTACGTTCCAAACCCAGACGACTTATTTCGAGCCGACGACAGATCAAACGGGTACGTCTCCTGTAAAAACGATTTCCACTGGTACAACCGGAACGATCAACTTCGAAACGCCGGACATGGACTTCGAGAAGGTAATCAAATTCAACCCGAACGCCAATAAAGTCGTGAGTGGTTCCGATCCGACCAAGGTCAAATATCAAGTGACCGGATTGGCCGGCAAGGAACTGCCGCGCAAGCGAGCAGTCATCAAACCGCTTGGCGTCGACGATCCGAATTTGTTTATCTACATCGAGGCGGTTGCTGTCAAGTTCGATTTGAACGCCGCGTATGTGCCGGACAATAACCGTCGGTTCACGATTTCGGCGGTGGCGTACCCGAGTCTGACAGCGACGCCGAAAGGCTTGCTTTACACCTGGGGAGACATTAAGGTTTCGGCTTAAAACACGTTATGCAACGCAGAGAGGGCTGAGCGGCCCTCTCTTTTTCATTTCATCCCGCAGGAGGGATTATGATGTTTACTCTTTTCAAAAAAGAACGAGTCCAACTCGGCCAAAAACAAGTCGAAATCCCGAAACTCACCCGGGCCCGACTGAAAAAGCTGACCGAACACATTGGCACCATTGGCGATTTTCTTGTGAAGCTTTTCCTGACTCCAGAAAACGAACGAGCGGTGTTCATAGTGGCCGCCGCCGATATCGCGATAGATGAAATCTATGAATTGACCTCGCTTTTAAGCGATCTTCCGATCGAGTATTTGGACGAGCATGCAAGCATCACAGAATGCACCGAATTCTTGCGGCTCACATGGGAGCGGAATGACATCAACGCCGCCTTGGGAAACGTGAGCGGCCTGATTCCTCCGATGGCTCAGGAATTCGTGAAAAGCATCCTGAAACGGATGGAACAGGCCAAAGGATAACCGCCGATGATTTCGTGCTGCGTTGTTGTATCACGCTCAGCAAGACGCAGCACGAAATCGAAAACGAATATGCTTGGATCGATCTGCCAAGGCTGCTTGAGCTTTCTGGCGAGCGACGGGCAAAGGAACTAATCGAGAACATCGAGGTGTCTTCGTTCCCCCATTATGCCGATCAGAAGGTTCGCGAAAGCATCATGGAGAGGCTGCAATCCAAACTGCCGAAGCCTCCAAAGGAACCGCCGAAATCGGCGGAGGAACAGTATCAAGCGCTGCTGGCGCGCATGAAGGCAGGTGGGTAACACATGGCAACGGAAATCGGCGAGCTGCGTGCGCGGCTTGTCGCGGAAGCGACACAGATAAAGCAAGAAATCAAGGCAGTCAAGAAGGAACTGACTGACCTCGGGGACGAGGGGAAAAAGACATCGAGAGCCTTTGTCGATCTCAGTGGTGTTATGGAGAAGATCGGCGCCAATACGGATCAGCTGAAAAAGATTGAGGCGGTATTGAGGAATATCGATCCGTCCCGACTTGAAAAAAGCTTGGAAGCGATCGTCGAAGAACTGCGCCGAATGGGCGTTGAGAGCAAACAAATTCAGAAGGTCGAAGTCGAGTTGAAGCAAGTTGCAACGGAGGCACAAAAAACCGAAGAGTCCGTCAAGGGCGTGCACAACTCAATGGAAGGGCTTGGCTCCGCTATTGCTACAATCGGCGCCGGCGCGACCTTTGCGAAGCTCACGACGACCGTCAAAACCCTTGCCGACGAAGCTCAACGGCTTGCCATGTCCTACTCCGGCCTATCGGAAGTGTCGAAGGCTCTCAACATCGACGTTGAAAAATCCGCGGACCTCGTGGATGAGCTCGCTGATCGTTGGGGCCTGAATAAGGCGGTGATGGCCGATACGGTTAAGACGTACCTCACGGCCGGGCTTACGCTTGACCAAACGCGAGACATCATCATTGCCACCGCTGACGCCGCGGTGTACAACCGCGAAGCTCATCTGCAATGGGACGAAGCGATCCGGCAAGTGGCGCAAGGCATCAAAATGGGCAACTCGGAACTGACGGACGCGGCCGGCATCACAACCAACCTCTCCGTCATGTATGACCGCTATGCCAAGTCGATCGGCACGACGGCAGCAAAGCTGACCGATGCGCAAAAGATTCAGGCGGCTTACAACGGCATCATGCAGGAATCAGCCATATTCGCCGGCAATGCCGATTCGGCCATGACCGGTTACACCGGGACGCAAGCGACGTTTAACCAGACGTTGCAGACGGCCCGCGTGGAATTGGGCGAGGCGTTCTTGCCTGTCCTTGAAGATTTGATGGAGACGGTGACACCGTTGATCCGGCAATTCGCCTCGTTTGCGGATGGAAACAAGGAAGTCGTTGCGGGCGTTGTTGCGGCAACAACCGCATTTACGGCATTTATCGCGGTGGTTGGAGCGCTGGCAACAGCATTCACGGTGCTTAAGGCGGCAATGGGCGGATGGATGACTATAATTACACTGATCGGCGCGGCTGCCGGGGGGATCTGGGCCTATCAGCAAGCGGCCGACGCCGCGGCTGAATCCGTCTGGAAATTTGCTAAGAACCAGGACGAACTGAACCAAAAGCTGTCCGAATCCCCGCTGAATCGGTCCGCCGAAGAAGTGAAAAAGCTCCAGGAAGACATCGATACGCTGAATGGGCTACTTGATAAAAGAAAGTCACTCCAAGAAGAACTGAACAAGCTGAATGACGAGCGAAATGCGAAGCTGATCTCCAATGAGAGTGGGGCCGAAATCCTCAAGCTGGACCGGCAGATATCCGACCTTAAGGAAAACCTCGCAGAGGTTGACAAGCAGTTGTCCCAATTAGGCATTAACACGCCGGAGGACGCCCCGAAAGTGCTGCAGAAGATGAACGATCAGCTTAATGCTTCGATTCCGGCTTTGATGAAACTCGAAGAGGCAAATCTTCGCGAGGCTGCAGCGCAAATCAAGCACATCGATTCGGTTAACCAGCTGGTAAAGCAATACGAAAAGCTGGACAAGCAAACCAAGTTGACGGTCGATCAGAAAAACCAATTGACCCAAGTCGTCAAGCAACTGCAGCAAGAATATCCAGGCTTGCAGACCCAGCTTGACGCGGAAGGTCGTTGGCATATTCGGAATACTGACCTAATTTACAACTTAATCGATGCGGAGAAGGCATCTGTAAACGAAGCGACAGCCGCCTCCAAAAAACGTCTTGAAGCCTGGCGCGCTGAGACGGAAGCGAAGCTTAAACTCGCGAAACAACAGGTACAAGCGCTTATGGCCGTTGCCGAGGCGGATTTTTCGGAAACAAAAATTGGGAGCAAATTGCCGGCCGGTTTGAGCAAAGCGCTTGATTTTGTCGGTGACATTGCGGCCCGCGGGCTGGCTGCAAAAGCACAGCAAAATGTAAACCAGTACCAGTTGACTATCAACGAAATCGACAAACAGATTGCGGCCATTACATCCGGAACTCTGGATAAGTATTTTGATACTTCTGCGTCTACGGGGGCCGCGGGAGACGACAAGAAGAAAAAGTCCCAAAAGAAAGATAAAACGCTGGTTGAAATCCAAGAGGAGCAGTATCAGCAAGCGCTCAAGTATATGCAATACAAAAAGGACCTCAACCAGATGAGCGAGAAAGACGAACTCGCTTATTTAGCGCGGCTGGAACAGAGGTACAAAAACAACGGTGAAATCCGGAGGGATATCGAGGTCAAAATCTATCAGCTAAAGCAGCAAATGGCCGAAGACGAAAAAAAGCGCCGCGAAGAACAAGCCAAAGAGGAAGAAAAGGCGGCAAAAGCTCGTTTTGAAGCGTCTGCCGAATGGATCGAGCAGGAAGAGCGCCGCATGACATTGGCCGGGGAGTCGGAAGAAAAGATCGCTCGAATGAAACTGGATGCTTGGACCCGGGTGCGCAACCGCTATGCGAAAGACTCGGACTTTTACAAGCAAGCTGACACTCAGGTTTATAACCTGAAGGTGTCGCTCATCAAGATGGCCCAAAAAGCAGAGGAAGAGGCTGCGAAGGAAAGAGAGAAACGGATCAAGGATGTGACCGACTCAACTCTTAAGGCCATCGAAAAGCAGAAAAAGGCTGAACTCGACGCGCTGGACGAACGCCGCAAGGAGATCCAGAAGTTTTACGACGACCAGCTTAAGTCGATCGATGATTCCGAGCGGCTCAAAAAGCGGAACGACCTGATCGCCGAGATGGAAAAATATCGGTATGCCACGAGCGAAAAGGGCCAAAAGCATTTCCTCGAGCTTCAAGAAAAACTCCGACAAATGGATATCGAAGACCAGAAAGATGCGCTTGAGGAGGAACGCGATCAGCGTCTGGAGGAATTGGACAAGCAGAAAAACGACATCGAGACATGGTACGACGACCTCCGCGAAGCAACAAGCGACTTTACCGGCGACCTTACGGCACTGTACAAGCTGGCCGACGACGAGCGGCTTAAATCGTTCGTGACCACGAATGAAAAGATCAAGGCCGAAATGGCTACCCTGCAGCGTGAGTTGGCTTCGTATGCGTCATACATGCCATCAGTAACCGCGCCGTCTTCATCCTCTGGTTCTGTGGCCGGCATCGGCACAGGCGCTTCGGCAATCAATACCGCCGCTGTCATCGCGCAAATGCAAGCGAATAGCGCGGCTTGGAAAACAGCATCCGCATCAGAACGCGCGCGCCTGGAAGCCGAGAACAAGGCGCTAGGAGCGTCGCTTGGGGCTGCGTTTGACCCCAAGACAGGCCGCTGGACGAAGAGCGATGGAACGCCGCTGTACCACACGGGCCGAGATGGTGTGACAGGGCTAAACTTCAGATCGCCTTACGAACTCATGCCGGATGAAATAAACGCGATCATCAAGAACAACGAATACGTGTTTACTCCTGAGCAAGTAAAAAGCCTGGTGAGCGCTACTAGCACGGGGGCAACGATCAACATCGAAAAATTCATGGAAGTGAACGATCCAGTGTTCGAGGACAACATTGACCTTCGGGCTTTTGGCCGGGAGACGGGCAACGAAGCTGCCGAAATCCTTCGCAAACAATTGACGGGGGGCGGTTGATGTGTACGGATTTACGTATCGGGGCCGGCACAGTTCAGAATTCGGCGTTAATTTGCTGACGTACAAGATCAATTCGCCCGAACTCAGGGAATTCGAAGATGACGTGGCCGGTCGCCCGGGTGTTGTCGATTACGGCACGGAATTTGGAAAACGAGAAATCGAAATCAAGATTGATATTGTACCGACGGACGAAGATTTTAAGCTTCAGCAATCCCGAATATACAACTGGCTCAAGCCAACGCTGGCGGCCGGGATACTCGTTTTCGACGAGATTCCGGACCGTTTTTATTTTGCCAAGTTTACCGGGAAGTTGGGGCTTGAGCAGTTCGGCCGTTATGGCACTTTCGATTTAACCATGAAATGCACAGACCCGTTTGCTTACGGACCTGAGATGGTCCCGGAAACAATCATCACGGCTTCACCGACAACGATCCAGATCGTGTCGAACGGCACCGAACCGACGTCCCCCGTCATCGAACTAACCAACAACGGCACGACGACGATTCAGCAATTTACCATCTCGAATGAATACCAAATCGAATAGGAGTGGTCGATCATGGCACTCGCAGTCAGCAATTATTTGGCAAACGCGCTACTCAATCAGGTGTTTCGAAACACCGCCTACACCCGCCCGACGACGGTCTACGTGGCGCTGTATACGTCCAATCCGACGGCGGCGGACACGGGGACGGAAGTCTCCGGCGGCGGTTATGCGCGTCAAGCGGTCACGTTTGGAGCCCCTACCAGCGTCAATGGCAAGCAGACGATCAGCAATTCGGCCGTCATCACGTTCCCAACGGCAACGGCTCCCTGGGGCACGATTACGCATGTCGGCATCCGGGACGCGGCCACGGGAGGCAATCTACTGTACTACGGGGCCGTAGACAACCCGAGAAGCATCCTCGCAAACGACATATTCAAGTTTTTAGCGAACTCGCTCTCCCTATCTCTCAACTAAGGCGGTGACGCGATAATATGGCACAACAACCTATGTATCCGGCGATCGTCAACAGCCCGCAGACCGAGCTGGCGGCAGACATCAACGCATCGGCCACATCCATAGCTGTGCTCAACGGCGCAGCTCTGCCGGCCGCTCCCAATCTGGCGACGATCGGCAGCGACGAGACGGCCGAGACGATCCTTTATACAGGTAAAAGCGGCAATACGCTCACAGGCGTCACGCGGGGGTTTCAAGGCACTGCCAAGGCGTGGACGGCGGGGGCCAAGGTCGCTCGGATGTTTACAGCCTATGATCATGACACATTCAAGGCCAACATCGAGGACATTGTAGCCCAGGGATCGACTCTCACCACCACCCTCCAGCACGGCCCCAACCTGATCCAG